GTAAAAGCATTTTGAAACTGCCTATGCTGTCCTCTTTGTACTTTTGTAGCCATTGTTTTTCCTTAAGATAAAAAGTAGGGTTGACTAATTAAAGCCAACCCTTATAGTTAATTAAGCAGGTACAATTAACGCAACAGCAGAGCTATCACGCAACTCACCAACACCATAAAGGGTATCAGCAGTTAGTAAAGTACCTAAGTACTCTTGCTTATATTGTGTTTGCACTCTTAAAGATAATTGCTCAATCAATACAGCCCACTCAGGGTGGAAAAGTAACGAAGCCCTTGCACCACCAGAACCAGAAGTAGTAGCAGCATTAGTAGAAACATATACTTTAACTCCATATATGTCACCAATCTGACCATTTCTAATTGTGTTAGCATTTCCAGACTCGCCTGTAAAGGCTTGCTCTGTAAATCTTGAAAGACCCATCATTGTATTACGAGCTACAGGTGGTATAACAAAGCTACGATTTTCCATTGGAACATCAGCATCATCAAGACGCTGAATAGCTCTTCTAAAACCTGCATCTGTAATAGCTGACTCGTTATTTGAACCAGCTACATAAAGTGTAGAACCATCTCCACCAATATAGCCTTTAGTGTAAGCTGTGTTAGCAGCACCACCTTGTGCAGAAGCACCTAAAGCTAAAACGTCTGTGTCGATTCTTGTAGCTAATGAATAACCAGCATCATCAGTATAGAAACGTCTTAATGAGTTTAATGCCTGTACTTCAGCAAAATCATCAATCAATCTACTATATTCATAATGAGAACCAATGGTAACAGTAATTTCTGAACCAGATTCTTGAATAAGAGTTACTTCAGTTTCAGCAGCTTTAGTACTGGCTGCTCCTCTAGCTGGTGAAGGAAAGTGAACTACATCACCTTTCTTACCCTTCATATTCATTTTTTTAACTAAATTAGCAGCAACAAGATTTTTCTTATATGCTGCGACTATTTCATCAGACCAAACCTCAGGTATAAAACCTGCTGTATTTACTTCTGATTGAATAACGTGATTAGTACCTAGACCCATGATAAATATCCTTTATAAAATGTAATTTATCTGACCCTTCCTTCTTTATAAGCTAATTCTATTTCAGACCACATAGAATCATACTTGTCAGGATCAGTTTGATTCAGTCGAATAAGATCAGAACGCCTAAAAATCTTTTTAGATGGTGCTTCATTACTTCCACTAGGTACAGTTGTAGTAGCAGTTTTAACGCTTTGAGATCGAGATTGTTTCTCCATCTCTGCTGTTTTCTTGCCAGTTTCTCTTCTATCTTTGTATAAAGATATTAACTCGTCAGCAGCGTCATAATCATATCTACGATCAGCACGAACAAATAACTCTGATCTAACTTTAGAATTATTTACCCAATCTTGAAATCCTTGCTCTTTAACAACATCAGCAAAATCAGAGTGTTTCTCTTTTAATGCTGATAATGCTTTAGCTCTTTTCATTTCTAAACTAGCTTGTTCTGCTTGTTTAATCTTAGGGTGATTTTGTATTGCTTTATCTACAGCCTTTTTAGGGTCAGTAAAAAAATCATCTTCATTATTTTCTTTTTCTGTTTGCTTTGTCTGTTCAGCTTGGTTATGGATATAAGAATCAGCAACTCTGCGTAGTTCTCCTAACTCTGAACCCTGCCTACCTATTAGCTTCTCAGCCGCTTGGTGCATACCAACAATTTCTGATAAAGATTTTCCCTTATACTTCTCTGGTATCTCTTCTTCAACTTTTGGTTGTTCTTGGACAACTTCTTCTTCTGTTTTAGTTTCTTCTTCCTTAACTTCTTCTACAAATTCAGCCATTATATCTCCTGTGTCATATAGACATTTTAGGAAAGACACTTACATAACAGGGGGTCTCCTTATCCCTTAAACACTTATCATACCTCGACTTCGCTACGATAAGCATCTCCAATACCCATTTTTCTTTCATACTTCATGTGACTCTCTCTTTTTTTTAACCAAGCATCAGATGCTGTAGGAAAGTCACCAGAGCAACCATCTAAATCTATTCTTGGAATACTAATTATGCGTTTAGCGTTAGCATTACAATGTGGACAAGATGCTGCAAATTGTTCATCATCTATGTATCTATCAAACAGATGATTATTAGTACAAATAAATTCAAATATTCTTTTAGCCATACTTAAGTATTAGTATATTCTTCTTCGTTATTAATATCTTCATACACCTTTTCTGACATTGTTTTTAAATTTAAAATATATTTAAGCATATCTACTTGACCTTTTTGAAAGTAAAAGTCATCAACACCTTTACAGTTATTAATGTCTTTATACTCGTTATACATCTTTGTTAAGTCTTCTTCAAGGTCTTTCCAACCCTGACTTAACATCATATCAAAACGATCATCATAATACTTTTGTAATTTTTTATCCATAATGGAAAGTATTATAACACACTTTTACTGTTTTGTCAAGTGTTTCTTGAAGATTGTAGCTGTAATTCTGCTATTCTTGCTTTTGTGTCTATATCTTTTTCTTTTAAAGCAACATTAGCTAGTTTTATACGCTTTTCAAACTCTTTTGTAGGATCATCAGCTTCTCCTAAGTACTTAGAAGCACTAGCAGCTACTTTTGCTTGCATTTCTGTAGGTTTTAGCTGTGTTTCTACTGCTTCAGACTGTGTTTTAGCCTGTTTTAGCTGTATATCTGCCTGTAAATCAGCTAATTCTAGTTGTGTTTTCTGCATTTCCATTTGCATAGCTGCTTGTTCAGCTTGTGCTTGCTGTGGATCAGGTTGCATCATCTGTTGTAACTGTGCTATAAGTGTTTCTCTGTTACTTAAACCAGAGTTTTCTATAACTGCTGACAGTATCAAAGGAACTATAGGTGATTCTGCTCCTAATGTTTTTAATAAATTAAGGAATTGCATCTGTTCATGTTCTCTTGCTATTATACCTAAGTTACTAGAAGGTATAAATACAAAGTCTTGTGCAGGATATCTTTCAGGATCAAACTGCATAAACCTGTGAGCAGCTTTAGTAACAAAAGGAATTAAAAATTGTTCTTGAAAGTTTACTAAAGTTCTTTTGTTCTTTTTAATAATTGATGATAAAGCTACTGACATTCCTTGTCCTTCACCTGTAGTCATAGCAGGTAAAGAAGCACTATCTACTGTACTAGTAGCCATTAGTAGCATATTCATAAAGCTACTAGCAGTATTTATGTTAGATGGGTCAGTATTACCAAACTTAAATGGCTGTAGTATTTCTGCTGGATTGCCGTTAGTAAGTATTGTTTTACCAGCTTTAACTTCAAACTTAGCTCCTCTAGGTAGTCTAGTAGCATCTATAGCCATCATAGGCACAGTAGATAAAGCTACACTATCTAAGTGTGCCCTTATTTGTGCATCAATAGCTTTTTGCATATTAAAACCTTTTTCAGCTATACCACGACCCCAGAACCTGTTAGGTATAGTATCGCTTTGAAAAGCTACTATAGGTCTGTCATTCATCATATATGGAGATTCTTCTGCTTTTAATAAATGACCATCATTAGCTATAACAACTATTGCTTCTACTAAGTCTGTGTAGTCTGCTGCCTCTGAACCATACTCATCTGACTTCTTGTTAAATAACTCTTGGTACTTATCTTCATTATCTTGATTATCTAACATATACTTTGGTATGAGTCCATAGTACCTTAATAACTTTACTCTATTACCTCCATAGTCTGATACTTCCTGAGATACTTCTAAGTCAGAATCAACAGAAGTAGAAGATAAATCTGTAATAGTATTATATACACCATCTTCCATAGCTTGTGTTACAGAGTGTAGTGATACAAACTCTTCTATAGCACAACCAAGAGCTTCTTGAACATTAGAAGCTGTAGGATCAATTAAGAAGTTGTATGGTGTAATTGGTTTTAAGCCAACACAGAATCTTTCTTGTTCTATTACACCAACAGCAGTATTACCAGATTCTATGATAGGTTGCATAGCTGGTTTTAGTTCTTTCTTTTCATATACAGTTATTTCACCAATACCTGTACCATACAAAGCAGATAACAATATTATATCTGATATAGATTTTCTGATATATCCCTTTTTAAAATCCTCTGTCATGTGGTTTCTAATAGCTTCTATATCAAGTTTTTGAATATCTATTCTATCATCAGAGATATCAAAGAACTTCTCGCCTCTGCCAAACACAGCTTCTTCTATTTCTGCTGTATGAGCTTCTATAGCCTGTTGTAGAGCAGGAGTAATGATACGAGACCTCTCAGAATCTCTAGTACGATCAGAAGAGTCATATATGCCTCTCCAGAGCCTTTCATACTCTTTCCATGTGTCAAGATAGTTAGTATCTCTGTTTACTCTCCATTGGTCACACTGACCTAGTACCCATGATACTAAAGGGTTTACTGAAAAACTTTCATTATACATATTGCTATTCCTCTTCTAAACTAGAACGCATTAAAGGATTATTTAATAATTCTTCTACTTCTTGTGTTTGTAACTTGTTTTTTATTAATTGTTTTGCTTCATTTAGTATTTGTATTTGTTGCGGTGTGTATAAACCTTCATTTATTAAATCTTCAGAAGAAACATTACCAAACTGATTAAATGTATAACCTCTAAATAACTCAGGTATGCCTGTTCGTTTAGACCACACCTCAAATGGTCTTTTTTCACCAAATTCTTTATGTTTTTGATATCGTTTTTCTATTTGACCAGGTTGAAGAGACTGTTTAAATTTATCATATACTGCTTTAAAATCAGGGTCTGTTTCTACTAAAGTATGAGAAACAATATCTCCTACAATATCTATTGGTCTAGTGTTTTCTTTATATACCTCAATACCAGACTCATCTAATGGTATTTCTTTAGGTCTAGGAGACTCTTTACTACCAGGCTCTCCTGCTACCCATTGTTCTAAAAAATAATCTTTTTCTTTTCCAATATTAAATATAATATTTTTAGGGTCTAAGTATTTATCTAAATTTGGATATTCTGAGTATGTTTGTTGTATTAAATTTTCCATAATTTTTTTAGTATCCTGCTACTATATCTAGTGGTTCAAACTCTTCTTCTTCATCGTGTTGCATATATTCTGGTATTTGTATTTGGTCTATATAAGACAAAGCATCTACTAAATCATCATGTACTTGTGGGTTAGGAAACTGTAACAACTGGTCTAAAAACTCCATATTCCAACTACCTTTATTAAGATAGAGTCTACCATGTTCTAACCTACCCTGTAAAGCCCATGTAATCCTATCAATCTTTTTCTTGTTACCATGAGTAACATCATCTATACGAAAGTATCTATTGTACTTTCTCATCAAATCTGATATGTAAGGTAACACAGCGTTCTTTAATGAGCCTTTCTCAATACCTACACATATTGGCTCATAGTCTGATACAGCTTGAAATATCTTTTGTGCTGTTTCTTTTGTTCCCCATCTACCATGTTCAATAGACTTAACCCACCATTTATTCTGGTCTACTTTAACAACCGCTATAGCTGTTTGGTCTAGTCTTTTCTTTCTAGCTGTGTTAGCATGAACTACATCAGCAAAACCAGCTAAGTCTACAGCAATAAAGTATCTGCCATCTTTAGGCTCATCTCTATCAAACTTAATCCATTCTTCTTTAAATATACCACCACTAGCTGCTTCAAACGAAGCCATAAACTCTTGTCTAAATGCAAAGCTAGACATAGACTTTCTAGCTGCTTCTATCTCTTTAGGGTCTAGTAACTCATTATCAAATGAACTGTAGTGCCATGCTTTAAACTCTTCATCTTTATCAGAGTTAGCGTAGTTATACAGGTCATAGAAGTGATTACGACCAAAAGGAGTACCTATAAACAACGCAGAGCCTTTCTGGTCAGCTAAAGCTGGTCTGATAATAGTTTCCCATACTTCAGACTTCATAGAGCCGTACTCATCTAATACTACAAACTTAAGTGATACTCCTCGCATTGTTTCTGGTCTATCAGCACCCTTTAGAGATATTTTAGTACCATTAATTAATTTAATCTGTAAGTTGTTAATATGAGAGGATTCTATTACAGGGTGTGCTATCTCTAGCAAGGTAGACCACATAACATCTCTTGCCTGCCCCTGAGTGTTGGCTATATACCACACATGACCCTTCTCAGTCTGTAAAGCATTAACTATCAGCATATACGCAGCTAGTCTGGACTTACCAGTTCTTCTACCAGCAGCTACTACCTTAAACCTTGTAGAGTCATTCCACACACTCTGTTGCCACTTTAACAACTCAATATCTAATTCCATTATTGTTCTACTGTTTCTATAGAGTCTACAGAGTCTATAGTGACTTGTTGGGGTTCTGTTGCTACATTAGATATGTTAATTGTTACACCTTTATTAAGTTGTTTATCCTTTTCAAATATAGATACAGGTAATGCTCTATCCATCAGTAGCTTTAGTGCTGCCATCTGATGAGGGTGTTCATCTTGCATAGCTATGTCTATAGTTTTCTTTAGAACCCTATCACCATTAGTAATCAACATTCTAGCCATCAGTTCTCTGATCTTGGCTGTTTCTTCTCTCTTAGATACTAAAGGGCTTTTCTTTCTCTTTGTCTTAAGAGCTACATACTCCATCTCTTTCTTAGAGGGTCTGCCTCGCTTACGTTTCTGTTTAGAGCCTACAGGTGTTAGTTGTTTAGCTTTGTTTGCATATGTTCTAATTCTCTTCTCAGGCTCAGTTGAGGAAGGAGAGAGAGAAGTTACTCCTGATACAACATTCTTTGAGTGTTCATCATAGCTCTGTGTTGAGTCTTTGTTGTCTATTGTCATTGATTTGCCTATATTGTTAATATAGATCAATATTGATTTTATTAATCTAAAGTGTTCTTAAGGGTTCTAAATGGTAACTATAAGTGATAATCACTCTCAATCCCAAGAGACGCT